ATGTAGAAGAGGGTGCATCTAAATCTAAGATTCGATCTGCATTCACTAAAACTCTTTCTAATAAGTCCCTAAATAGGAAGGTTCTCAGTCAGTTCATCGATATAGTTAGTTAACCAGTTTGATTACTGGCACGAACCACTCCCACAGGGGGTGGTTTTCGAGTATATTAGTATTGTTGAAAAAACACAGTTATGTCACTCTCTACCGAACACGTCATCTCGTCTCTTCAAGAACTTTATGGTGAGACTGTCACCTCTGGAGATATTCGTGCATGGTGTGCAATGAATGGTTCCAACTATCAAACTGTCACTAAAAAACTCGAACAACATAAAGTCGGTCGTGGTAAATGGAATCTTACCGTTCGGGAACAAATGGAACAAACTTACCAGACTAGTCCCTCTATTATTCCCGATCGGGAACCTGAAAATCTGATCCCACGGAAAGATGATACCTTCGTCAAGTTTGGTAACTTTACTGATATTAAAAAGATTATTCAGTCCCGTCTTTTCTATCCTTCATTTATTACGGGTCTGTCGGGTAATGGTAAAACGTTTTTGGTTGAACAGGCTTGTGCTCAACTCAAACGTGAACTGATCCGTGTAAACATTACTATTGAAACTGATGAAGATGATCTCATTGGTGGCTTCCGCCTTGTTGATGGTGCCACAGTCTGGCACAACGGTCCCGTTGTGGAAGCCATGGCCAGGGGTGCCGTTCTGCTCCTTGACGAAATCGACCTTGCTTCGAACAAAATCCTCTGTCTCCAGTCCGCCCTTGAAGGAAAGGGAGTTTTCCTCAAGAAGATTGGCAAGCAGATTACGCCCGCCGAGGGTTTCCAGATCTTGGCAACAGCCAATACGAAGGGTAAAGGGTCCGATGACGGTCGATTCATTGGGACTAACGTGCTTAATGAAGCTTTCCTAGAACGTTTTGCTGTTACCTTCGAACAATCTTATCCTACCGCAGCAAACGAATACAAGATTCTCTATAAAGTTTCTGCGTCTCTTGGAGTGCTTGATCTTGACTTCTTGAAGCATCTTTGTGACTGGGCAGATATCATCCGTAAGACCTTCTATGATGGTGGTATTGACGAGATCATTTCTACCCGTCGTCTGGTTCATATCATTCGTGCATATTCCATCTTCGAAGACAAGTCGAAAGCGATTCAGGTTTGTATTAATCGATTTGATGATGAAACCAAGTCCGCATTTTTGGAACTGTATGATAAGGTTGATGCAGACTTCCAACTAATTGACAATACTGAAGAATCTTGATAAAATGAATGCATGGTCTCTATTGTATGATGAATTAAACATGGATAGTGATTTAGAGTGGGTAAAGGCCAATGGGGGTTTTGATTACACTCCCATGGTTTCTCAACCCGATAACCACTACAAGTTCTGGGAAGAATATTATTACCCAGAAGAATCTGTAACTTTTTCAGTAAATATGCCCGAAGACAAAATTGAACTTCCAGAAAATATCAATGGATTCTGGAAGTATGAAGAAGATCTGACTATGAAGGAGGTTCGGGACTATCTGTCAGGAACCTACCGTTCCCATTACACCTCTCAAGAATCCAAAACTCAAACTCTTGATTTGATTGAGAGTATCGGTGATGCAGAGGCCTTCTGTCGTTCGAATGCGATCAAGTACCTTTCACGTTTTGGTAAGAAGGGTGGAAAGTCAAAACTTGACATTCTGAAAGCCATTCACTATTGTATTCTTCTGTATCACTTCTCTGGTCTCCACAAACCTTCCTCTTCTAATTATGAAACTTTCTGAATCCACTGTATCTCTCCTAAAGAACTTCTCTTCGATCAATCAGTCTATTCTGTTTAAAGAAGGTAAGAAACTCCGAAGTATTTCGGTAATGAAGAACATCTTGGTTGAAGCCAATGTGTCTGAAGAGTTTCCTAAGGATTTTGGTATCTATGATCTGAACCAGTTCCTCAATGGTCTTTCACTTCATTCTTCCCCCGATCTTGACTTTGATAACGAACAATATGTTGTAATCAAAGAAGGTCGTTCACGTTCAAAGTATTTCTTTGCAGATCCTTCTGTGATTGTTGCACCTCCTGAGAAAGAGATCACTCTTCCTACTGAGGATGTGTGTTTCCAACTCACCAGTCAACAATTGGAGAAACTGAAAAAGGCTGCTTCTGTTTACCAACTTCCTGACATCTCTGTTATTGGTGAAAACGGTGTCGTTAAACTAGTTGCACGTGACAAGAAGAATGACACTTCTAATGATTTCTCAATCATTGTTGGTGAAACTGAAGATCAATTCGTATTCAACTTCAAAGAAGAGAATCTGAAGATCGTTCCAGGTAACTACGACGTAGTTGTTTCTGAAAAACTACTTTCTCGTTTTCGGAATCAAAACATTGATGTGACCTATTACATTGCACTGGAACCTGATTCCACTTTTGGATGATGAGGCATATCCTTTTTACACTAAAAGGTTGTTCTGAGGTACTTCTTGATGATGAGGCACATATACGTAATGTACTTATTCATGCAGCACAAGTCTGTAAAAGTACATTGTTAAATGTCTCATCACATAAGTTTGAACCACAAGGTGTGACTGCTATTGCTCTTCTTGCGGAGAGTCATATTAGTATTCACACTTGGCCAGAAAATGGTATGGCAGTATGCGATGTCTTTACTTGTGGAGACCATACTGTCCCTAGGGCAGCAGTGACTTACATGTATGATATGATGTGTGCCACTGATATAGTAAGTGAACAATTTACGAGACCCTTATCATGACCAACTGGAAAGAAAAATTCAATGAATTAACTGATAGTGAACTAAACAAGATTGCTATTCTCAGGGTCATGGAATGTACAAATGGTATCATTCAGCATTCATTTCGTGATCATACTGAAGATTCCTTTTCTGTTGAAATAACACGAGAGGTTATGAAGTTTAGTATGTCATGTATGAAAAACATGACTATTCCTCTTAAAGAAGAAACAATTACCTTCAAACCCAATACAGAAGAAATATTACGTAGAGCAAGAGAACTTTATGTAAGTGGCGTCAAACACAACAATGAAGATGACTATAAAGAGTTTATGGAAATCTCAAAGGAATCTACACAAGTTTGTGGTATGCAAAGACTTCTTGATGCCAAAAAAATTCTTGAGGAAAACGTTGACGTGTTTCCACCTGGTACATTAGACTGGGGTGTGTCTTATCTTATGCAATTTTTTACTGATGAATATCTTCGTGACTTCTTCGAATCCGTGGGAGAGCGCAAGGGTCTTACCTGACAAACATATTGTCAAGATGCCCCTAGAGACCTGTCAGATGCTCTCTATCGTTGCTTCTGATAAGTGGGGTCATGGATTTGGAACTTTACCTAAAGCAGATGGAACACCTTACAGTACTGAAAAAGGTGCATTCCGTAATCATCCCTGTACAAAATGGGCAAGTGAATTTGTGAACAACTGGCAATGGTTGATTCAACATGGAATTGCATTGTGTGATGAATACAAACTGAGGTATGGAAAACATCATACTTGTTTTAAAACACTAATTGTTGCAAAACAAATTTTTCCCACAGCAGATCCACAAGGTCGTAGTGGAAAAGAGACAACTCCATTTGTGAGAGCAATGCCTGAGGAGTACAAGTTTGATACTAGTATTTCTACATTTGATGCATATAAGATGTATATTTCTTCTAAACCTTGGGTAAAGGATAATTACCTACGTATACCATCAAGGAAACCAGAATGGGTATGAAAACAACATTAACTATTGATGAGGATGGTGTTCTCACTTTTCCACCAGAAATGATGGAAGAACTTGGTTGGAAAGAAGGTGATGTGTTAGAATGGATTGATAAAGGTGATGGATCTTTTTATTTGAGGAAACCTGATGAGTCGTAATGAATTTGTGTGGGTTGAGTCTTATCGACCCCAGACTATTGAGGATTGTATTCTACCTGATGGAATCAAGAATACTTTCCAAAAATTTGTAGAGAAAGGTGAGGTTCCTAATCTTCTTCTTTCTGGTCCACCTGGTTGTGGTAAAACTACCGTAGCAAAAGCACTCTGTAATGA